ACCATAGTATCTATTGAACATTGCATTTAGCATGTTAACTACTACAAACATATCTCTTGCTTCGGGTACAGTCTCATCTCTAAAATTCATATCTACTAAACCCTCACTTACTTGGCCAGTTTTAATAAATTCTTCTAATACTTCAAGAAGAAAATGAGCATCTTCAACACATTCATTACTCAATTGATTTAAGTACTCTGAATCTTTTTTCGCATCTTGTTCCTTTTTTGTAGGGAAAGGAATAACGTTATCTTTATATTTTTTCATATAGTATATATTATATCATACTTTTTGATAAATGTAAACTGTTTTTTACAATTTATCCCAACATTTTTGGTCAATATCTTTTATTGCTTGCAATAATAGTCTCATATGACTCATATCATAGTGGCCTTTACAAGGATAAGTTATACCTTTTGCATCAGGCCCATTGCAATAGAGGGGCTGTCCAGGTGTATGATAATCGATTGATATTCCATATTGTTTCAAAGCGTTTGTCCAATCAGGTGCTTTATATCCGTATTTGAAACATATTTGGTCCATAACTTGGTCGTCTGTTAATTTTGTTGTTGTCATTTTTAACTCCTTATTTTTTAAATCTGATATATATATTGTATCATACTTTTACGTAAATGTAAAGGTTTATTTTAAGTATTAGAGTTAAATATTTACCCCTATTATTTTAGGTTTTTTACAGCGTTTCCACCTATTCTACAATTGATTATGCCATTATAATAATTCTCACTTAATAGCACTTCTCTATCAAATTGTTCTTTTGTTTCCATGTAAGCACATTCACCTTTTGTTTTACATAGATGTAATATCTCTCTATAAAACATATCTTGTCCGCACTTCTCTACGTCTTCTTGTAAATTCTTATTTGAGCCCCAATATTCTCTCCAGTCTGATTCGACCTTCATTTTCTTTCTGCGTTTTCTTTTCTTTGTTATAGGTAGCGTTTTAGCTTTCCAAAAGAACTTTTTACCTATATATTTACGATTAGTAGCTCGATTAGTTATACAATAAACAAATCCGTATATCTCGTCAGGTGTAAAATTCTCTGGCGGCGTAAATTCAATGCCTCTATACTTCCAACTCATGGAATAAATATCAACATTAGTATCATCCACACAAATGCAAAATACAATGGTGAAAAATTAATATGGAAATTTTTATCTGATTTCTTCATTTACTTGACCTTTGTTTTCTTTAAACTTTTTCTTTAGATAATCTTCATATCGATTGAAATACTCTTCATATGTATATGCTTTAGAACCAAATGCTTTGTTCTCATCACAGTTATCTAACCACATTCTTCTTGCGAAACTTTCAAAATTAATCATCGTTAAAATCTAACTCTTCTCTATCGTCGTCTGTAGGTTCTCCACAGTGTGGGCAAAAATTAATTTTAGTTTCTCTATCATCAGGTTTGATAACAATACGTGAATAGCAATATTCGCATTCTAATATCATTTCTCGTTCCAGTCTGTTTTAACCCACTCTTCTAATTGTTGATATCCTCCAATGGATTCACCATCAATTTTAATTTGTGGAAAGGTTCTTGCACCTGGAAAAGTTTCTAACATTTCTTCTCTTCCAAAATCCGTCCCTAAAGATTTATATGTATATTCTAAACCTTGTTGTGTGCATAAAGCTTTTGCTCTATCGCAATAAGGACATTGAGGTTTTCCGTATATTTCTATCATTTTATAAACATTCCTATTGTTAACATTGATAATCCTATAAACACTAAAACACTTATCTGAATTATTGAGGCCCAAACAATTTGTCTCATAGGATGCATTTCAGTTAGTTTTTCTACTATCGATTCATTAGGAGCTAAATTAACAACCTGTAGAATCTTTTTTTCCATTATAACTTTATAGCTAATAGTAAGAAGATAGCTAGCATAATAAAATTAGCCATAAGCATTAATAGACCTAATATAGTATGATACCATATCCATCTTGTTTTATATGCGTTTTCAATTGTTAAATCTGCTGGGTCAGGAGACTTTTCAATTTGTTGTTTTATAGCTTCTTCTTCTGCTGGGCTTCCCCATAATATTTGTGATATTTTTTTAATCATAAACTTAATCCTTTCAACGTTGAATCGTCTACGTCTTGTTTAACGCCACCAGTCACATAAGATGTAATCTCTGTTTCTTGTGGAGCAACTTGTACATTTCCTCCAGATATCCACTTCTCTGTCCAAGGCAGTGGATTCATCTGAGGAACTGTATATGGACAAGGTAAACCTAATGCTCTCATTCGTTTACATCCTATCCATTCTACGTAATCTTCTAATATAGTTTGATTCAAACCTATCATTGAGCCATCTTTAAATAAGAATTTAGCCCATTCTTTTTCTTGTTCAATAACATCTACAAAGAGTTTAATAGCATCTTTTTCGTATTTCTTTGCTATTCTTTGTATATCTCTATCCTCTTTAAGTAGATTCTTTAATATAACTGTTGTTGCAGCTAAATGAGTATTCTCATCTCTTGCAATAAATTTAATAATCTTAGCATTGCCTTCCATCTTTTTAAGTTCAGCAAATGCCCAACTGCAGGCAAAGGATACATAAAAACGTATACCTTCTAGAGCATTTGCTGAAAGCATTGACATATATAAAGAACGTTTATGACTCATTTTATTTGTTGCGGAATTATTATCTAGAATTAAGTCATCATAGTACTTAGCGATATCGTTTCCACAATCAAGTATTTCTTTAATCTCTAACATTTTATCAAATACTTCTGATGGATTTGGATAAACGTTTCTTATTATATGTGTATATGACCTTGAATGAATTGTTTCAAAGAATGACCATGTTTCAATCCAATTCTCTACTTCCGGTAGCGAACATATAGGAAGGAAAGCAAGGTTCGGGGCCCGACCTTGAACAGAGTCCAAAAGTATTTGCCTTTTGAGATTAGATGTGAATATATGTTGTTCGTGCGGCGTAAGTTCATGAAAGTCCTTTTTGTCTTTAGATACGTCTACTTCTTCTGGTCTCCAAAAGAAGCCTAGTTGTTTTTCTGTTATTTTATCAATTTGTGGATATTTGACTTGATCGAATCTTGCGACGTCAACTCCTTCATCAAAAAACATGTTCTTTTCTAAGTGTGATTTTTTATTCTTTTGTAGTATTGGCAATTTCCCATTCCTCTAATTTTTTAAGTTCGCGTTGTACTATCTTTTCTAAATCTTCTACGTCGGGAAGCATATCCCAATCTTCTTCAGATTTTACAGGAGTCGCAATCTTCGTCTTCAATTGTTGATTCGATTTCGTTGAGTTCTCGAATTTCTTCATCTTTCATTTCTCCTGCACCGTCATAAGTATTTAAATAATATAATTGCTTTAGTCCATACTTATATGCTGTGACTAAATCTGTTATCATAACAGACATGGGTACCTTATTATCCTCGAAGTGTTCTGGATTATAAGATGTATTTACGGATATTCCTTGGTCGATATATTTTTGAAGTATACCACATATTGCAAGATATCCTTCTGGTGACTCTTGGTCCCAAAGTAAATCGTATTTATTTTTAAGATGGTGATAGCCTGGTACGACTTGTGCCATTACACCGTCTTTTGATTGTTTATATGATACTAAAGCTCTAGGAGGTTCAATACCATTTGTACTATTACTTATTTGAGCGCTTGTTTCAGCCGGCATTAATGCCATCAGAGTCGAGTTGCGGATACCAGTTTCTCTGAGTTGCTTACGCAAGTCTGCCCACGGTAAACGTTCTTCATGCTCTATTAAATTATCTATCGCTCGTTTATAAGTATCGATAGGAAGTATTCCTTTGGAATATTTCGTATCATTATTATATATCAATTTTCCTTTCTCAGCGGCAAGGTTTGCAGAACTTTTTATTAAATAATATGACCATGCTTCAGCATATTCATCAACCATTTTATACGCTGATTTGTCATATTTTAGCCCTCTCTTTGCCAAGAAATAAGCAAGATTGATAATACCTACACCTAAAGGTCTTCTGTTCATCGTACCTCTTTGTGCTGCTGGTATTGGATAGTTTTGATAATCTAATAATTCATCTAATGCTCTTACTGTCAAATCACAGTATTTTTCGAATTCATGTGGTTCATTAATAAGTCCCCAGTTAATTGCTGATAAAGTACATAAAGATATTTCTCCTTCAGTATCATCTTGACTCATAAGTGGAGTTGTAGGTAAATTAATTTCACAACATAAATTACTCATTCTAATTGGAGCTCTTCTCTCTATGAAAGCACCATGTTTATTTGCATGGTCTACATTCATAAGATATATTCTACCTGTATCTTTTCTTTCTGTTAAGAATTGTTGAAATACTTCAAGTGCTGGTAATGATTTCTTTCTTATAGATGTCTTACGTTCATATGTTTCATATAATTCTTTAAACTTGTTTTGGTCAATAAAGAACGATTCATATAATTCTGGAACATCATTAGGGTCAAAGAAAGTTATATTACCACCTTGGATTAATCTTTCATACATAAGTTTATTGAACTGAAATGCATAATCCATGTGACGTACTCTTGTTTCTTCAGTACCTTTATTGTTCTTTAATACAACTAAGTCTTCAAACTCATAATGCCAGATGGGTAGATATACCGTAGCAGCTCCACCTCTTACTCCACCTTGTGAACAAGATTTTACTGCACTTTGGAAATATTTAAGGAAAGGTATTAATCCAGTATGTACTACTGAACCATCTCCTATTTTAGCAC